TTTAGCGATTGCATTAGGATGATACTATGGCAAATGATTTTAAAAGAAAGCTCTCTCGTAACGTAGGAACGAGTGCAGCAACAGTAGGAAGCTATACGGTAGCTGCTAACACACAGGTTACCATTATAGGTCTTACCTGTTCTAATAACACCGCTTCAGCAATTACGGTAGACGTAGCTTTGCATGACGGATCTAACGATCACTTCATGATTAAAGGTGGAACTGTCCCAAGTGGCGGATCACTTATTGTGGTTGGGGGGGATCAAAAAGTTGTTTTGGAAACAGGTGACAGTGTAAAGGTTACATCGAGCGCAGCGAGCAGTTGTGATGTCATTATGGGTATATTGGAGATTACCTAGATGGGTAGGTCTAAAGATTTAGCGACTGGTGAAACACGGTTTGTAAACACCGCTGGCGACACCATGACAGGTAACTTACTGTTAGGCAGTAATTCTATAGGATTAGGAACTACATCGCCGGATGAAAAAATACACGTTGAAGGCTCTATTTTAGTTGATGCTTTTAATGCTGGAAATGAGACAGGTATATTTTTTAGAGAAGGCTTTACAAGCTCCAATAAATACAACCACTCTATTTTAGCTTATGATGATGATGGTTCTCCTGATGGCATTTCTATAAATGGTTATGGTGGAGTAAGTATTTGTACTGGATCAAACTCTAGGCAAGAACGTTTTAAAGTAAACAATTCGGGAGCTGTAACAAAACCTGCAAACCCATGTGCTGTTTGGGGTCATTCAACAAATTATACGTTAACTCAAGATAGCTCTTGGAGAGATGTAGCACTAAATACTACGGTTTATGATAAAGCAAATAACTACAGCACAAGTACCTACAGATTTACTGCACCTGTAGCAGGAGTTTACCTAGTTGGGTTTAGTGGTGAATTTCACTCTACATCTAACACAGTTTGGTCATATTTAGTTCCAAGAATTAATGGAAGTAATACTGCAAACGTTTCCAACAAAGGTAATTATATGGCAGACTTCACTACTTCTGGAACTTATTCGGTGCATCACCAAACATGGTTTTTAAATTTAGCAGCAAATGATTACTTTGTTTTTAGTCATATTGGTTCTGGTGGAAATCTAACGCTAAGAGGTGTATCCGAAGCCCAATTTTTTGCTACATTACTAGGATAAACGTATGGCATATATAGGACAGACATTAACCGAAGGTACAAGAAGAGCCTACACATTTACGGCTACGGCTTCGCAAACTACGTTTAATGCTGTTTATGGCGTTGGCGCAGTCGATGTTTATCAAAATGGAATACTGCTACAACCTGCCGATTATACAGCCACTACAGGTACGACAGTAGTACTAGGCGCAGCCGCTGCACTAGATGACGAGATAACTATTATATGCCACAACACATTTAGTGTTGCAGATGCACCTACGCTTTCAGGTGGCGGTACATTTTCTAGCAGCATTAGAGCGCCTATATACGACACAACACAGAATACTATGAAGACAGCTTTGTTTCAAACGAATGAGCAAAGCATGGGTACAGACACAACAATACCTAGCTCACAGAATGCTAGTTGTAATGGACCTCTAACAATAGCGTCTAATGTGACGCTTACAGTTAATGGGAACTTGACAATCATATGAGTACTTTACACGTAGAAAACCTAAAAGGTCTTAGCTCTGGCGGTAATGCCAACAAGATTATTGTACCGTCTGGTCAGACTATAGATACTAGTGCAGGAACGCTTGTGCCAAGCGCAGGGCAGATAGTACAATATACAGAACGCTATTATGATCTAGGCGTTTTTACAACGTCATCTGCTAGTAATACTGATGTTACAAATTATTATGTTGATATTACACCAACCAAAGCCACTAATAAGATTAGAGTGCAGTTTGGTGTTCATTGTATGACAACAGAAAGAACAGGCTATGCAAGGTTTCGGGTTGTCGATAGTAATAATTCTGACACAAGAATGAATGTAAATTCTTATATTCAAGCAAGTGGCTATCAAGTTGATACTGACCCTTGGTTAAGTGAAAATATAGTTGCTACTTTTGTGGCTGGTACAACAAGTACTATGAGGCTTCAGCTACAAGTGTTAAGAGGCGGTTCTGGAGACATTCAATTTGGTTGGAGTTCATCTGATAGCAGACACGCTGAAGCGTGGGAGATAGAGGTATGAGCATTCTCAAGGTAGACACCATAAACGAAAAGACTAGTGGCAATGGAGTGCAGATTCCCGGTCATGTGGTGCAAGTAGTTACTAACACCTACTCTACAGAAACTGCTTCGGGGTCTAGTTCTTTTTCAGACACAGGATTAACTGCTGCAATTACTCCAACAAGCACATCAAGTAAAGTACTTGTTCTTTGTAATCTGTGTAGTGCTGGTGTAATGAACAGTAGCGGTGCAGATGCAAATGGTTTTTTTAAATTAGTCAGAGGAAGCACTGATTTAATCCAAGGTCTTCAAAGGTGTTATGATTATGGAAACAGTGGTTCAATAATATTCGGACAACACTTTCTGTCATGGTTAGATAGTCCTTCTACAACATCTGCAACAACATATAAACTACAGCAAAGGCTTACTTCTGGTTCATCCATTAGAATTTGTGAAGGTAATAATCCATCAGTTATGCATTTATTGGAGATAGCCCAATGAGTTCTATACTTAAAGTTGATACGATACAGAATACTAGCGGTACTACTGGGTTAACCATAGCAAGTAATGGCGTTGTTTCTCCAAAAGTTCCTGTCTTTAGTGTATCATTAACAGCTAATACTCCCGACAACCTAGCAAGTAATAATTATCATTTAGTAGATTTCTCTGGTTACGGTGCAGTAGATTTTGACAATACAAGCGCATGGAATAGCGCCAACGAAAAATGGCAACCACAAACAGCAGGATACTACAGTTTAAATTGTACTGTAAGTTCTGGAGCAGGAACTATAAGAGCGGCTGGTCCAGCGTTATACAAAAATGGTTCACTTTATATGAACCACCATTTATGGCTTCAGTCTGAAAGTTATGGTGATGATATAGCTGCCTCAATGACCACACTTGTATATCTCAATGGTTCATCAGATTATGTACAACTTTATGCGTATGTTTACGACAGTTCAGCAGGAACGGAAATGATTGTAGGTGGTAATAGAAGAACAAACTTTTCAGGTCACTTCGTATCAAGTTAGGATAAACAAATGACAGATATAGCAACAGCATTAAAAGAATTAGGCGTAACAGAATGGGTTCTTCGTGGTGAACCAACAACAGAAGACGAGTTCAATGCGATGTTCCGTAAAGTGACAGGCGCAGATGACAATGGCTCTGCAATCGAAAGCAGTAACCCAAGTGACTTTGGCACAACTTGGTCTGCGGTATCAGCTAAGAAAGACGAGCTAGTAGCTGCGGAACCTATGAGGCTACTGCGTGAAGAGCGTAACCGTAGACTAGCAGAAACAGATTGGTGGGCTTCGAGCGACCTAACCATGAGTTCTGAGCGTACAACCTACCGTCAGGCATTGCGTGATATTACTGATAGCGCAACAAGTCTAGATGATGTAACATGGCCTACAAAGCCAGCATAGGAGATTAGAATGCCAGATATTACAGTAAGTTTAACAGACACAGAAAATAAGTGTATGGAGTATGCAGCCGTTAGTGTGCAAGATTGGGCAGACAACGCGTTAACTAACAGGGCTAGAATAGCTAAAGATGAAATTATTGCTGCACTTGTGACTCATTGCAACGCAAACGGAATAACTATTGCAACTGGTGAGGACGCACAGGTCACGCAAGCGTTTGATTTAGAAGTTGTAAAAACAGCCGCAGCACTAAGCGCAGAAGCCGAGGCAAGTAGATCAGAGTAAGGAGCTAAGATGGCTTACATTGGCACAGAACCTAAAGACGTTAGATCCTTTGGAAGGGCTAAGTTTGATTATACTGCCACACAAGGTCAAACCGCTTTTACTGGTGCTGATGACGATGGCAAGACCCTAGGTTTTACCGATGGGCAGATGGAGGTATTTGTCAACGGTATCCTTATGGATGAGAGTGACTTTTCTACAAGTAATGGCAACACGGTTACGTTAGCATCTGCAGCTAACCTCAATGACATTATTAGCATTGTGGCAATGCAGACAGACATACCCAACAGTGATTATGTACCTATATCAGGTGGTACGTTTACTGGTGCTGTTACTGCTTCTAATGGTTTGACTGTTGATGATAGCGCAGCGACACCTTTAACTGTAGATCGTTCTGGTGCGGTTGGTTCAATTATAGACGTGCAAAAAGATGGCAGCACAGTAGGACAAGTTTCTAATATTGGTAACGACTTTGTCGTTGGTTCCTCTACTGGATCAGGCGCAGGGCTACGCTTTGATGGCACTAACAATATGATGTACGCATCAAACTCTTTAGGTAGCTCAAGAGATAACGCTGTTGATTTGGGCGCTTCATCTGTGCGCTTTAAAGACCTCTACCTTGGTGGCTCTTTGAGGCTTGGCGGCACTGGTACGTCTAATGCAATGTATGATTATGAAATCGGCACTTGGACGCCTCAGGCTTGGAAAACCTCTCAAATTGGTATGCAGAATGCTCTTGGTTCTTACCTAAAAGTAGGTGATTTAGTTTGGTTATCTTGTTATCTTTATCATGCTAGTATTTCTACTAGTGGAAGTGATAACTGGGAGGTACGCAATCTACCTTTTAATGTTCAACATTTGACTACGGCTGCATATCAATTTGTTCCAACAGGTTACATGAACGTTGGTGGTTCTTTTAGAATAAATGACCATTCAAGATGGCAAGCAAATCATAATAATAAACTTACTTTGTATGCTGATTTTTATAATACAAATTGTAGTAACCAAGCTTTTGAAGCATCATTTACTGGATGTTTAAGAGTAGCATAATATTTGGAGATAAACATATGGCATTAACAAAAGAATTTGAATACGACTGCGAAGTAAGGGGCGTACACAAGAACGTTCAAGTTCGCAAAGTAACTATCATTAAGGACGATGGTGCAGAGATTAGTCGTACTTACCACAGGCATGTATTGTCTTGCCGCACCAAGTCAGGTGATACATGGGGCGATACAGACATCAGTGGTGAAGACGCAAGCGTACAAGCAGTGTGCAATGCAGTGTGGACTAGCGCAGTTAAGTCTGCCTACGAAACTGCAATGGATGAACAGACAGCCCCATAAGGAAAACACATGACAAGAGCAAGAGATGTAGCTAACCTCATAGGTTCTGGTAACTATAGCAGCACTACGTTCACAGCTACTGCAGGACAGACAGCCTTTACTATATCCCACACTCAGGGATTTATACAGGTGTTCATGAATGGCTTGCTCTTAGATGAAACTGTAGACTACACAAGCAACGGATCAGC